TTCGTCTTGGTCTTCGTCTTGGGTTTCGTCTTGGGTTTCGTCTTGGTCTTCTTGGTCATCCTCTACTACCGGCGCATTGCTATCTTCTGATGTATTATTCATAACGGTTTGTAAATACTAGAATATTTTAATTTTGATTTTTGATTTTTGAATTTTGATTTTTGATTTTTTAACAAAATACAAGGGAGGGGTATATATACTACTAAAATAATTTATCTAGCATACATTAACCCGCAATTTCCCGCCATAAATGTCAATATATTATATCTCTCTTCCATTAAAATCATATCATAGGTGTAGGTATAAATATTCCAAGTCGGTTTATTGACACCAATGACTTCTTTTGTAATGGGGTCGCAAATGGTCAGCACTTGGGCATATGGGTCCATCGGCGGGTAGTGTGTGCTTATTTCCAATTCAATTTGCGTAAATTTACTCATATTTATTGCGCCCGTGGGTTGCTGTTCCAAGGGGTCCGTATTCAAGCAAAAATTGTAGCAATACAGCCCGGGAGGCGCAGCGCCACTGGTGCGCGTATATTTTTCAATGTAATTATACACCCCCGCATCCAGCACATTTTCACGGTATTTTCCGTTCAATATAATCCCCATAGTTTGTAATATTTCGCGCTGGTTTTCGCTTTTAAAATCGCCGGTAATATGAATGCCGGTTCGGCGCAAATCAACCGGGTTTATACCGGGCCCAATTCCTGCTCCCGGCCCATTTTTGGGCAAGTCGGCAAACCCGGTAATCGTCCAACTGCCGTCATCATCCGCCGGAATAATGTCATACGGCAAATAATTATACGGCCAATTTGTGTAATTAGACCATTCATTCCGTTGATTCACGTCACTGCGTCTAAAATAAAACATCCAATTGGATACCATACCCAGCGAATTCTCTATTTTAACACGCCGGTTTCCGGTAATGTTGTTAAATTCCCAATCATACACGGCCTTGATTAAATACTGCTGTTTGTTGGCGGCAAACACCTTGGTTTCATCGCTGGAAAGGAAGCAGTACGTTGCCATAATATGGACATCCGCATTCCAATCGGTGCGACGGTCGGTGAAAGAGGTGTCCCGCAACGCAACGTCGGGTGGCGGCTGTAAAAACCGAAACAACTGATGTTCCGGCTGATTGAAGTCCGGGCGTATGGTCGGCCACCCGTTTTCGGCATCTAACACGTCACGAATCGTAAATAACTCTTGCACTGGGCGAAGCGTGACATCTATTTGAAGCATGTTGTATTGCAGGCACACCAGCGGAAACGCCATTGCGGCGCTCAATGTGAACCAAGCATTGATGGGGATGTATAGTTTTCGTCCTCGTATGGAGGGTTCGGCGCCTTGAACATTGGCGGTGTAGTATGCGTTTGGATATTGATTTATACGCGCACCGGAACACCCCGGATTATACAATTCAGGAACATTGCCGGTCATGTGGTTGTATTTCTCTTTTTTGGCGGTGTCAAAATCCCGCTGTGCCAGTGCCAGTAAATACCGGCCGCTGAACTTTTGGAGAATTTGCCCGCCAACAGAAATCACCACTTCCTTTATCATCTGCGACCCAATGTTTTCAATCCATTTGAATTCATACGGCGCCCACATATCATTTGCGGTTTTGGGCGGCATAATTGGACTCCATATTGTGGGAAGCGTGACTACCACATACGTGTCCATCAATAAATCGGCGTATCGTGGAACATAAAAAGTGAATTTGGATTCTTCGCTGAGGCGCAATTTACGCTGGCCGTCAAAGTCAATTCGGAACTTTTGAAGACCAAAATTCGTATATTTTTTATATGTGGATTTGAAAAATGATTTTTGTGGATTTGAATTTAATATAACATTTTGATTTCCAGTTGCCACTAAATTTAGTAGTCCTCCTGCCATTTCTATTAATATTCTGTATAAAAGAGGGGCGGTAAAAGAGGTGTTGTATATATTATAACATTTTATTATCTTTATAATATAACACCCCATCAATATCAACCAAATTCAACACCATTAAATATTATAAAAAATGATAAAACTAAAACTTACGCAGAGAGAATATGGTATTATAGGCATTATTTTAATCATTGTTGGTGTGTGGCAATTGTTGCGCATGTCAAAATATACAATTCAAGATTACCAGCGCCACTCTTTTTCAGCGCGGGCTTCTGAATATCCGGCAGCGGCTTCTACATCCTTACTCGCAGTTGAAGGGTTTGAAACTGAAACCGAAAACTCAACTTTACCGGCAATTGAATTACCCAGTATGCTTGTATCAACGCCGGTATCAGCAGCGTCAGAAACCGCCATTCGCGAAGGTTTAGAAAACAAAACAGATTCGCCTGGAATATCAAATGTTAATTTTCGCGATGCCCAAAGCAAATACAAACTGAAAGACTATTATGTGAAAACGGCATACAATTGTTTCAATGGCGAAGATTACAAAAATTCTAATGTGAGTTATGACGCGTTGCGCTACTGCTTGGAACGAGGGGTGCGGTGCTTGGATTTTGAAGTATGGTCGGTTAATAATGAGCCGGTGATTGCATCATCTTCTGAGGATTCATTTTATTACAAAGAAACATACAATCACCTGCAATTTAGTGAAGCAATTGAAACAATTGGAGATTACGCATTTTCTAATTCAATCAGTCCCAATCCACTGGACCCCCTTATTTTACACATCCGGTTTAGAAGTCAAAACGCAACAATGTATGAAAAGATGGCGGAAATTATGTCTAAGAGCAGCATTATTACGCCGCGCTTAATGGGTGCGGTTTATTCCAGAGAGAACCGCAAAAATGATTTTGGAAATGTAGCACTGAAAGATTTAATGGGAAAGGTCATCATTATGACGGATGGAACCAATGACGTGTTTCGCCGCACAAAAATGCACGAATTCATTAATATGACCTCTTCCACGCTGTTCTTAGAAAAGAAAACATTTACCGAGGTGAAAAACATCGGCAATCCGCAATTATTTAAAGAACACAACAAAAAATACATGTGTATTGTGTTGCCGGAACGCGGCGCTAGACCCGAAAACAAGACCGCCATTCCAGCGATGGATTCGTGGGGGTGCCAACTGGTGGCAATGTGTTTTCAAACCTCCGCACAAGACGACAAATTAGAGGTATATGAAGACAAATTTAAATCGGTGGGCTACGCGTTTGTATTGAAGCCGGAAGAATTGCGTTATGTTCCAATCAAGATTGCGCCACCCAAACCGGTTAATCCCGCGTATTCTTATGCCAATCGTGAGTTTTCTGTGCCGGGCGGCGGGTTTAACATTTAACATATAACGTTTAACATATTGGTATATTGGTAGGTAAATAGGTAAATAGGTAAATAGGTAAATAAAAAATCATCTTTGATATATATAGCATCATAATATCGCATCATTATATATATCAAAATCAAAATGTTCCCCTATTTTGAAAACGAGGATTACGAAAAAAAAGAACTAGAAATATTAAAAAAAGCGGTAGGCATCCTTGAAGAAAAAAAGGGAAAAGAAATAATCCAAAATGAAGAAGTCCAGAAAATAATAAAAACCGTGGAAAATTTTATCAAACGAAAAAACTTGTTTTGCTACGGCGGAACCGCAATCAACGCCATTTTACCGGAAAAAGACAAATTTTATAACAAGGAAATTGAATTACCGGACTATGACTTTTATTCTTCCAATGCGTTAAAAGATGCCAAAGAGTTGGCGGACATTTTCTACAAGGCAGGGTATAATGAAGTAGAAGCAAAAGCGGGGGTTCATCACGGCACATACAAGGTATTCGTAAATTACATGGGCATTGCCGACATCACCCAAATGGACGAAGCCTTGTTTCTTAAATTAAGAAAATCCGCAATTAAGGTGGATGGTATTCAATACGCCCCGCCGAACTTTCTTCGCATGGCAATGTATTTAGAATTATCACGTCCAAGCGGCGATGTTTCACGCTGGGAAAAGGTCCAAACGCGCCTAACCCTCTTGAACAATAATTACCCGCTTAAAGGGTATGCGTGCAACAAAGTGGATTTTCAGCGCCCGTTTTCACAAGAAAAAGATAAATCGGCGCAAGAACAAATATACCAGCACATTCGCGACGCGTTCATTAAACACAAAGCCGTGTTTTTAGGCGGTTATGCCAACATATTGTATTCAAAATATATGCCCAAGAAACTGCGTAAAATCGTGGAAAAAGTCCCGGATTTTGATGTGCTGTCTGAAAATCCGGAAGAGTTGTGCCAATATATAAAGTCGCACTTGACAGACGCAGGGTACACCGCGGTAAAAATTGTGAAGCACCCCGGCATTGGCGAAGTGATTTCTACTCATTACGAAATCAAGGTTGGCGAAGAAACTATTTCGTTTGTATATTCGCCGTTGGCGTGTCACAGTTATAATACAGTCCACTTGAATGGCGAAGATGTGCGGGTTGCCACCATTGAAACCATGCTTAGTTTTTATTTGGCATTTATTTATGCGGACCGAGTGTATTATGACGAAAACCGGATTTTATGCATGAGCCAATTTCTATACGACTTGCGTTTAAAGAACCGTCTATCAGACAGCGGGCTATTGAAGAGATTTAGCACCGATTGTTATGGAAAACAGGAAACACTGGATGATATGAAAAATGAAAAAAAGGAAATGTATGAGCGGTTGAAAGACGATAAAACCAGCGAACAATATGAATCGTGGTTTTTGAAATATGTTCCATTGGAGGAGCATGCGTCAAAGTCAAAGTCAAAGTCAAAGTCCAAACCAAAAACCAAAAAATCATTAAGTTATGGCACAATTTTTAAATCCAAATCCAAATCCGAATCAAACTCAAAATCCAAGTCCAATTCCAAATCCGAATCCAAATCCAAGTCCAAATCCAAATCAAACTCCTCCACCAAATCCAAATCCAAATCAACAAAATCTAAAACACAAAAAAAGAAATAAAATATTATTATTATAAATAAAACAAATAAAACAATGAGATATTCAGTAAAAACATTCTTTATTATTGTATTTGTGGTGTATTTGACACTAATGCTCATTTTTTCATTAAATATTTTGCCACGGTATGGTCCCAAAGAAGGTTTGTCACTGGTGCATGACAACTCCATACTTGAAACCACAAACGCATACGGCACAACTCAGCCATACACCTCTCACAAACTTCAAAATTGGGAAAACTGCGTTCAGCAAGGATACCCGAAAATGTTTTGTATGACAATGCCTTACCCAAATGCGGCGGTTGAATAAAATTTATATAATTTATATGATTGCTTGTCCCACGCGGCTCAATATTTTTTGAATAACATAGAACACAACAGCAAACCCGGCGCTGACCGCAATCAAACCCGACAACTTATAATTCCCGTCTTCTGAAAAAAAGGACGGGACAAACTTCATCGTGTTTGCCCGAAACGCCGGCATTTGAAATATGAAATACATTATTCCAAGTAAAATGGGGGTCTGAATCTCTTGATACACCGCATCCACGGTATTAACCCGATTTTGCTGTTTTACGGCGCCTCGCATGATGGAATGGAAATTCTCGTGATTGGTAATGTAGTCGGATTGTTGTGCCGGAGGCTGCGGAATGTAATTGGGTTGATGAACATACTGGTCGTGGGTGAATGCGTTTGGATTCATGGGTATGTCTCGTGTGGGCAGCATGGTGAGGCCTTGGGCGCTGGCTTTCTGAATGCCGGAAACCACTTCATTCATAAGTGCGGGATTTGCGGGGGGAAGCATGCCGGGTCCCGCCATACCTCCGGTGGATGGAGACATCCCTTCTACATTCGGGGAATAAACCATTGGAGACGCAACCGCGTTGTCATTTTTTTTAATTATGATATTTTGTCCGCTGCCGGCCATGCCGCCGGCAGGACCCATCGGTAAATCATCTATACTTGTTGTGTCTGCCATTTTAAATCACCTAAAAATCTGTTTATTCAATATACACCTTTGAAGATTTAAAATGGCGCAGTTAAACGCCAAAACCGGGTATTCCGGGTATTCAGTTACCACCAATGGTTTTTTTATTTTTATCACAAGTCGTCGTTTTTGACTTGTATTTATAGCACTTGTCGTCAATGCGATAAACATCTTTTTCTAATTCTTTAATAGACGGCGCTTCAAATTTGATGCAATTGCGGTCCTTACACGCTTTTCTAAACAACGACGCAATGCCGAGCCCTAATATAATTGATACTATTATTTTACCGGTGGGGGTGTGAAACAATCTTCCAAGCGCCATATTATTCCGATTCCGATTCCGAATGTATGTATTTTATGTTATATATACACAATAATATAATATAAAATACGGGATTATGGCATTACAGGGTTACGGGATTACAGGATTACGGCATTACTGAACCGGAATGCGTTTATAATCATTGTTTGCGGGGCATTTCACTTCTGTCATATCAAAACTATAACAATTATCCGCACGGTCTTTATATTGGATTTTATCTAAATTATTGGGGGTTGGATACACATAAATAACCTTGGGAGGCGGCACGGAAATATACACATAAAACAAACCAATTGCTAGACTAACCAAAAATATAGGGAAATTCACAAAATTATTAAACATTTGATACAAGACAAATACACAAATACAAATATATTATATAATACATATAAATTAAAATAAAGAAATGGGCTGGTGTGTTGGTGTTGGTGTTGGTGTTGGTGTTGGTGTTACACTTTTTTTATAACATTTGATATAACATTTGATATGACGTTTGATATGACGCTCGGAACCACCACAGGGACATACAATTCGTTATAAGAATACGTCTTTTGTATCATATAAAATTCGCCCTTGATATACGACGGCACCAATACGCCTTCTTCATTATCCATGGTCTCTATGTTGCGATACACCGATTGTTTCAACGCAAATTCTTTATAAAGCGGTTCTAAATTATCTTGGTATATTAACAGGACGTCATCTATCAGAGAGCGGTTTCGGGTTTCAGAAAACTCCGCCATAATACCTCTGATTTTCTCTTCATTTTCACGGATGCGTTCCATAATGGTGGCTAACTCTTCCCGTTTTTCCGCGTTGTCAGTCACGTCAAAGTAATACTTACGAAACTCCGCATATATTTCCAGTTGTTCATTTAATTCCTTCATAATAGATTCAAACTTCTGCGCGACTTCATCTTCCGTAATAAAATTAAACAACACATCCAACTTCATACGAATAATGTGTTCCTTGGTTTCTTTGACATCTTCATGCGACTGCTTCATCAACTCCTCCAAACTCTCGTATTTTCCGCGGTTAATTTGTATGTCAAGGCCACACGGTTGCGAAATGTTTCCGCAATGCGCCTTTAAAATGCCGTCTTCGTTCTTGAATATGGTGCCGCCTTCTTGCCTGCAAATCACACACTTGGGTTTTGCGGATTGAAATAACCGCTGGCGTTGTCTGGTGGATAAATCCGGGTTTCTTTTAATCAAGTCATCTTTTTTGTTTTGAACCGCCTTTTCGTACTTGGTTTTCAGCATATAGTATTGATGAAAGGCGTCATTCAACTTTTCAAATTCATCTTGCGAGAGAATGTTTATTTCGGCCGCATATTCCAATTCCCCCGCGTTTTTGCCTTTTCCTAAATCGGTTCTCGCAATCAAACGATTCGGTATTTTAGCCCCGCCAAATTGGGTTTGTGCCTGTCGTTTACGGCGGTTTTTCGCGGTGAGTTGAAGCAAGGCGCGTGTCGCCGCCTTCATCGTTTCCCGTGTTATTTTCCGCTGTTTAAGATTTTTTCCACCACTTGCTTTTGAACCTCCTCCACGATATTCTTGGTTGTACTCGTCAGCGTAAATGCGGTTGTAGACACCGCCGTAAGTGATAGAATTGCTAAGATTGCTTGATATATTTTCATTTAGATATGGTGAATTGTAGACTGACCCTGTCATATTATAATGTATCTTTATATTTCTAATATTTATTTTTTTATTGAATGGAATGTTTTTAATGGAATGTTTATTGAATAGATTGAATAACGAATGGTTATGTATTATTTCCGTTTATAATATTCTTCGTCGGGCCCGCTCCATCTAGGTAAGTTTGTAAGCATGCCAAACCCAATGCCCGCACCATCCCCGTAATCCATGTATCGTGAATCAATGGGAATGCCTTTACTTTGCGCATAGTGCGTGGCATTCACAAATTTTAATTTAGACATAATGTATTCCATTTCCTTTCGTTTTTTCGCTTCCTTTTGTTCTGGTGTTATTTTGCCCTTGTATTTAAAATATAGTATTGCGCTTATCACCGCAACAAACCCGACAAAAAAATACACATTGTATAACTTGGTGTAATACCGTTCTTTGATTTGTTTACAGTTGTTTAATGTGCAATTTAAAAAGTATTTAACACCGGGCTCTATTAAAGCAGGTCGGTCCATATAATTTTGGTATGTGTATTGGATGTATTGTATATGTTATATGTTGAATATTACAAAAAAAATTATACTTATAATATAACCTTTTATCTCTTACAGACAAACACACACATACATCCTAAATCCTAAATAAATAAATAAATATGGCAGAAACAGTTAGTCCCACATTTGGCGTTTTGTATGCGTTGGGTCTTTTTGTTGGGTTGTATTGGTATCATTATTCCCGAAAAGGCGAAGGTGCGATGTGGGCGTACTTCGGGTTTGCTAGCATCCTTATTGTGGGCGAATTATTTATCAACCTTGGCATAACCAAAGACGTGTACGGGTTTGACCAGTTTCCAATCGCACTGTGGGGAACGCTGCTACCGTGGATACTGGTAGTCGGCGTGCTAAAACTGGCATTAAACACCTTTCCCGGCTGGCTATCGCCCTTTGCGAACACATTTGGATATTTGTTTGTTTCCATTGCCACCGACATGAAAGACACATTTGATAAAATATTAACGCCGAAATACAATTTGGACCCGAATGCCCAGGTGCCCGAAGGCAGTGCAGACATTCCTAAACCATCGGTTGCCAACCGCAAAGACATTGGTATGGCATTGGAACAGATATACACCGATAAATCTGTTTTACTAAATGAATTGACACTGGAAAATATAGACTCTGTATGGAAGAGTTTCAAAGATTCTAAATTGATTCGTGAAAGCGCTCAATTAGACGACCTTGTCAAATTGAGGAATTATATTTTGTTAAAAGACGTGGTTGCTGAATATGTATGGATGGTTCTGGGCGGCATATTAGCAGTCACCATTAGTTATAGTTACATTTTGAATTCTACGCCCAAATACACCGAAGAGCAACAGAAAATACGCAAGAGCGTGCTAAAACAAAAGATGGAAGAAAAGAAACGGGCAAAACAAGCCGATGAAGCAAACATTTCCGAGATACGGTCATAACCGCTTTACACCTTTTAACCTTTAATAATATGTCCGTGGAGAGATATAATACAGCACAAACAAATAACACAATATGGCTAAAATAATTGATATCAACCAAATGGGTATCACTGTTTTATTTTTGTATCCTATGCCAAATTCTCTCAGACTACCGTCTTCGTTGTATAAAAATGCGGGTTGAATGTATTGAACCAACATAAATACCACAATAAATAACGCAATGGAAACCCCCGCAATATTTTTCCGAATCATCATTTTATTCAACATTTTATATAATATTTGTTATTATGTTATGATACCGATATATGATATATACTTTGAATAAAATGATTTACAAATTTTGAACTTTTTTTTGATATTTTATTGACACGACACACTAATCTAATAATCTAATAATCCTCATTTGGTTCTAAAATATATTCGTCGTCGTTGTTATAATCCTCATCCTCCGGCAAGTTTGCCATGGAGTATTCTTCCGCTTCAATTGCGGCAGCACGGTCCGCTTTTTCAAGTTCATCCATTAACAAAACCTCACGGTTCATCGCTGTCACCACGTCGTTCTTCCCAAGGCGACGTTCCATCATCGCAATCTTTTCACGTTCTTTCATTGACCGGTCGTATTCCTCCGGGTCATATTCAAAGATGCTGCGTTCCAACCCCAGCCCCCAACGCCCCATTTTAAATTTCTTTTTGATGTTCTCAATCTCTCGTTCTTCATCAGACATGACCCTAAAATAAGAAACAATTTCATCTTTTTCCTTGTCTTTCACTTGCATATACTTTTCTTTTATGGATTTGATGTTTATATTAATTGCTGCCTTATCTTTGTCAACAATGTTTACGTACGCAATTATTAATTCGGCAACCTTTTGACCCAATGCCCGCCTGCTTGCCATAAGCATGTCAATGTCAAATTCATTCATGACGCCGGTTTGTTCGCCGGTGCTGAACAGCAAGTCTTGTTGTTGTTGTTGCTGTTGTTGTTCTCGGGTTTTAATGCCGCCCTTTCCGACCATGGTTCGGGTGCTTTCTTTATCGGTTCCTTTGTCCGTTCCTTTGTCCGTTCCTTTGGCCGTTCCTTTGGCCGTTCCTTTGGCCGTTCCTTTGGTCGTTCCTTTGCCAGTTCCTTTGGCTAATTCCATAGGCTCATGGTATATGGAAGTCGGCGTGGCTTGCACCAATTCAATGTACGCATTCAGCAACAAAAGAAAATAGTGTTTATGTAGCAATAATACAATCTTGCGGTCAAACACGGCGTATTCGCCGTCATTGATTTCTGCGAAAAAAGGTGTTACGGATGACATCTTTCCCAAATCTGCCGCCTTGTCGCCAATGGCTTCAATCACCTCTTTCACAACCTTGTCGTTGTAAAATTTGCGAATGCCGGTGTAGTGCTGAGAGATGATGTTTTGTAAATTGCGAATGTGGCGTTCGGAAAATCCCCAATGCGTCGGCATTGACAGTTCGTTTGTATCAAAATCCACGCCATTTATGATGATTTGCGGTAAAACATCCGTGATGCGGAACATGGTGTTTTTCATAAATTGGGCGCATCGGCTAGCGGTTTCGTCTTGGGGTGATATAAGAATGTTTGTGTTAAGCGGTTCAAAATCCAGCAGTGTCTTCATTGTTTCTTCCACACCTTTTACTGCCTTGGACTTAATATTTTCATGTAAAAACGCCATGATTCGGGTAATCAATCCATCATTTTCCGCCGCCAAATAATTTTTCAGGTCTCGCATTTCCTCTGTATCTTCATCGGTCGCAATTTCAAAGCGGTCCATGTTTGCCGTCAATAAACGCCGCAATTCGTCAGATACCGCGCACTTTTCCCGGCAATCCGTGTATTTCGCGTCTAGGTGGATGAGCACATCTCTCAATTGTTGTATTTGCGAGTATTCATGCCGCCCGTCATTTCGCACAATGCGCGAATCCAACTTGTGTTCGGCATCATTATTCACAACTCGCAACAAATTATCCAAACTCTCGCTCGTGAAAATGTGCGAATCCCTCTTCAATTTCTGTATTTTTTCTTGAATGGTGTCGGCGGGGTTCCAATCAGACGGGCGTTCCATGCACATTAATTTCAATTCGTCGCTAATCGGCATTCCGGTGTTAAGCCGGCAGTATGAAATAAACACGCTATAAATGGTGGCTTCATCAAAGGTTTGGGGTATGGCGGGATACACCATTTTAGTGTTTCGGTAATCCGACAAAAATGACGCTTTGCTGATGGCGTCCATATCAAGCAACACGTCGGTCAAGTATTTAATAACCGTGTTGTTGTGCTGGATGAGTTGGTTCTCCTTTATAAAATAGTCAATGGTACGGATGTTTCGGCTGTCGCCCGTGCCTTCATTACAGCACGCGTTTTCTAGAAATGGTTCGCCGGCATTGCTCGCAAGCAACGGGCTCTTTGATTTCACAACCTCGTTAATCAGTTGTTGCGTGTATAACGAAAAATACAACGCCTTGGCTTCTAACAACAAGAGTTTTTCGTGCTGACTGCCGTGCCCCTTTTTCATTGCGTCCAACAACGAATTGTTAAAGTCGGTGGACACATTTTGCGGCGTTTTCATATCTGCCATGTCGTGCAACGACGGCATGAATGTTTGCCACCGCTTGACATCCAGTTCTTGCGGAACATCGTCGTCGTGAGAACTGGAACTGGCTTGTTGTTTTAAATAGTCGCGCTTTGTTTGCAGTTTATTCTGGATTGCCCCCACATTTACTACGTAAGTTTCAATGTATTTCTTTAACATGGCAATGAGGTCGGTTTCCTTTTTAAAACTCTTAATCGTTGTCCACGGTTCAATGCTTCCGCTGCGAATTTTAAACGCAATACAGGCAACATAAGTTATGCCGGTTATATCTTCGGCGCCGTCCAGTGGAAAGCCACTGAATGACCGCACACAGCCGGCGTGTGTCTTGCGCGTTTTTAGAGAAGGGATGGCGGTTTGAATGGCCACCACAATATACGCCAGCGAGAGAAGCAACAAATTTTGAAAGTAGGCTTCTTTGTATGGATCCAAATGCTTGCCTTTTTCTTTAAATATTTTTTCGGAACGAGCCTTGTATATGTCTTCGGGCGGGATGGAATTCTTTATGGTTGAAATCGTGTTTTGGATGACGAATTCTCTCTGGTCGTTCAAATCTACGCCAATATACCCGGACATGGTGGTGATGATGTTATTTATCATGCGAGCGTCGGGGCTGGTGTATTTATTAAGCACGGAGGAGGAGGGGGAGGTGGAGGCCAATGCGCGCTTCAAATACTCGTCTCTGGCATCCGTTTCCAGCAGGTCTCGTGTTATTTTAAATCCGGCTTCGTCAAACCCTTCGTCCGTGCTGTGTTCAATGCGCTTTATGGTGTAGCCGCTGTATTTGTCTACACACACGTCGCCGTGTTCGGTTCCGCGCTCTTTACATATGGCATCAATCACCGTCGTCAATTGCGAAATTGTGCCGCTGGCTGTGTGCTGAACAAATGCCGTCGCAATGGTTTCAAAAAATGTCGGCAACAGTTTTTCATTGGTCTTTATACAATACAGCCAATGCGGGTCTTCTTCCAATACCGGGTTTGCACGACGGGTGTACGCATTCACAAATTTGATAATGTCGTTCTGTTTTTTCACATAGTCGCCTTGCCCCAATATCATGTCCCGGAGAGATGCGTTTGGTGAAACCACGACTTCATAATCCAATTCGCTGCCTTTATCGCCTTCAATGCCAATCTGGTATTTGCGGTCGTTGTGTTTATAAAAATTGAGGTTTGACAAATTGGTAAGGCGCGTCAAGTTGTGTAAATCGTAATCAAACTTCTTATTCAAAAAATCAAGAAACTTGTCCTTGGTTATCTGGTATTTCATGTCAAATTCTTTTGTCATGTCAGCGAGTATTTTTTGTTCTATTTCTTCTTTGCTAGCGCCGCCCTTGTATTCTTGGGTTTGCTGTGATTGCTGGGTTTGCGGGTATTCTTCTTCTAATCCCGACACCGAAAGTACCCCCTTTCCTGTGGCGCTGTTACAAAAATAACTGGGGTCGTCCATTTGCACGGTTTCCGGAATGCTTTCATCTCTCTTCCACTGCAAGCCTTCCGGCGTTTTTGTCATCTTGTAATACAAAAACCGCGGCTCGTCGCTTTCTTCTTGTATGGGTTCTTCTTCCACCACGGCATAATCCCCCACCATTACTTTACGAAATCCATCCAACACCGCATCTGCTTCGGTTTCGGCATCCTCCAATCGCATATTCTTGTGTTTAATGAATTCATTTGCCAAAAACATGCGAAAGTCGGCCTCGCTCATATTTGCCTTTTCGGTTTTGTAGAGATACAGCGAATTGTAATCGGTGGTGTCGTATTGCTTGTCATAATAAATCGGCATCTCTCTTGCGTTGTCGTTTGCTTCTTCTACCGCATCCACATTTGGATACACTTTCGCAAGTGTAAATCCGCATATTTTATTTTTATTGTCGTTGTCGTCGGTTACGGCTACGGACTTGGATGGTATTACGTCGGCAGCGGCGGCGCTCTGATTCAGTTGCTCCTTCATAATCAAATTAAAATCAAAGGGCGTGATTAAATCCGACGTGGTTAATGCGATGGAATCCATGTACACTTTCGCACAATCTAACGCAACAATCCGAGAGATTAATTCCGACGATGTCAGTAAATTTTCGTTGTATTCTTTTTGGGCACCCAACCCACTTGAAAACGCCCGACCTTTTTCCCGCAGTTTCTCTTGTTCGGTGGTCGCATTGGACGTCCCTGGCTGCGAGCGCACTTGCGCATCCGTGAAACCATACGCCGCAAACACATTGGAATCCAACATTTTACCCGACACCAACAACTTGTACAGCATTGTTATGCCGGCATATTGGAGAGAATATTTGAATGTGCGAATCTTATTGAATTTCCTTGAAATGTTGGCGTAATTGCGTTTGTATTCCAACACCCGTTCATAAATAAATTCGGTGATTTCGTCATACTGTTTTGCCGTCAAATCGGAATGATACACCATAAACGGTTCTAAGAACCCCACCACTTCGGTGAATGACAGCCGTCCGTGAATATAGCGCTGCATGAGTTCAAAAAATACCCGGGTTTTCGGAATAATCAACTCCAAAAACTGGCGGTATTTGTCTACCGCCGGCTCATCATCTTTTTTACCCGGCAACCGCACATTGGGGGAAAGCGTGATTTGTTTGATAGACTCTAAGAATTTCTTGCTGTTGAAGTCAATGGGTTTGGTTAAATCCTCAATTTCGTGGGTTACGATGCTGGTGTCTTCTTTCAGTGCCTCCCAAAAAGAGAGGGGTATCAAGTTCAAATTAGATTTATCCAGTATATTGGTGCCGGGTAGAGAGATGCGGGAATAATTCATGATTTGTGCGGGAAACACCAGCACGGATTTCAAAGACAGCATGTCATTCGGCGTCATTTGTGTAAATTCGGCTGACAACTTAGACCCGGTGTGTTTTGTGGTGCGAAGTTTTGACAAGCCCAAATTATACTTCTGGATGACATACCGCCGCTGATTTACGGTGTCAATTTTGGGAGTTGCCTTAAGCACGCTGGAATAAAAGTCGTCCAAATTATCTATTATGGCGCTGATATTGTCATTCACGCGGCGGGCGGCAATCACGCCCGACTCATTTTCCGGTTCTTTAAACGGGGTTATCACATCCGACATTTTTTTCACATATTCGCTTAATACATTTCCGCCCTTGCCTTTATACGTCTCGGTCAAATCTTTAATATCGTCTATAAAATCGCCCACTTCTTTTGCGCTAACATCGCTGTTTAAAGCAACGGCATCGGACAAATAATTTAATTGAAGTTTTCGCTTATTTTTGACTACCGGTAGTATCCATTGCAAATTCTTATTGAAATTATACAGCGTATCTACCAACGGCTTGTGTAATGCGCCCTTTATATCCGGAAGCGTTGCATTTCCATTTTCGTCAAATTTGGAGTATTCGGTTCGCAGTTGTTTAAATCTCTCTACCATCTTGTGGAGATTGGCAATTACACGGTTGGTACGCTGGCTGTTTGGAATGTTGGATAACAATTCATCCAACAAGTCGTTTGTCTGGCGTTCAATGCTGTATCGTTTTTGTTCTTCGGGAACATCCACGGTTTGAACCAAGACGTCCAATTCTTCGCCAAACACAATTTGGTCGGCGTCAAACAACAATTCACGCAGTTTTTCTTTGATTTCGGCTTTTGGCGGGGCGATGATGTTGGCAATTCGTGCGTCTTCGCTGGGCGGTGCGCCGATAACACCGGGGGTTGTGTCCGTTATGCCTTTGGGTTGTGAAACCAACATTTCGCCTTCATCTTGTTGTTGCTGTTGTTCTTGTTGTTGCTGTTCTTGTTTCTCTTGCTGTTGTTGTTTGCTTTCCCGCAGTTGTTGCCGCTCTTCACGACTAGACAACAACCCCCGCTGCTGTTGTAGGATGCGTTGTTGTTCTTCTATTTGTTCTGCGTCGGCGTCGGCTTCGGCTTCGGCATAGCCTTGTGTCTCTGCGTCTGTGTCGCCATGTAGCGTTTTATCCGTTTTCAAAGGCTCTTGACGAATATTAATGCGCTCAATTGGGAGGTTTTCTGGCAACCCTTTGTAATCAAAATCAATGTATATCATGTCTTGTTCCGGATATGTTTTGATTTCAATGCTGTCTTCTTCCAAATTCGTGATTAACCCGGTTATGACGCTTGGTAAATCTCCACCAAAATGAATGTCAATCCATTTTCCGACTACGAGCCCGTTTTGCCGGGCGTATCCAAGCACTTTGGTAGGTCTTAATATGATAATGGTGTGAATGGATTCATCTTTGAGTTGTCCGGTGCTTGAATCTATTTTCAGAACCACGTCCGAGAGATTATTTACATTAATTAACTTTATTTTACGAGTGTCAATGTAATCCACCAAATATGTGTTTCTATTTAATTCACGGTTTGTTGGGGCATCAATTTGAATGATATCGCCCAAATTTATAGATATGGGGTTTTTTGGTTCAGTGCGATCGGTGGAACTCATATATATACTTATATTAGTGATACATTTTTTTAGATGAATATTTGACCACTATCGCCCGCAGCCATGTTTAACACGGTATCGCGTGGTTTATTCTAATTACGACTTAAAGACACACAGCGTAGTAGTATAAGTATCTACTCCGTTTTTCTACTCCGTTTAAAGACCCGGCAGTGTAATATAACACCATACAATGAGTTACAACCTTGATTCCGAATTCATCAAAATAATAGACCTTATTAAGAAAAAGGCTGACACCAATTCCAATTACGATTCCAATTCCGATTCCGTGACCGAAACTACATCTGAACTAAATAACTTGCTTTCATCCAATGGACTTGAATTAAAAGAGTGCCTTGCTACCGTGTCATTTGATTTCAATGGCGATAAAACCACTAAAAAATACAATGTTCTTAAATATGACCGTAAAAAGTTGAAACCCGAAGAATTTTCCACAAAGGGGGTGTTGCGTTCATTGGTTTTGAATGACAAAGGCAAGATGATGGCGTTTGCTCCGCCTAAGATGGTTCATCCAAGTGAAGAAGCATTGGCTTCATACAGCGTGAATGACCTCACTGCCAGCAATCACATTGTTGCTGAAATGCTGGTTGAAGGCATTATGTTTAATTTGTTTTATGATGAAGTGTCGGTTATGAACACTGAGCTCACGACAACGGCGACCCCGACACAAGAGGACACAAAGGAAGAGGAAACAAAAGAAGAAAAGACAATGTCATACGGCTTCTGGGAAGTAGCAACAAAGAGTTGCGTGGGCGCGCATTTAATGCCGGAAATTCAGCGCGAAACGACGCAGTCTACCTTGCGTGCGCGGTTTTTTGAAGGCATTCAAGCATCTGGCGTGTCGCTGGATAAACTCCCCCGCAACATGTCGTATTCATTTGTATTACAGCACCCCAAAAACCCCATCGTTCATTACATTGAAAAGCCGGTCCTGTATTTGATTGCGGCGTATGTGTTGGACAGCGACACCTACACCATCCACGAATTGTCCCACGACAGTGATGTGCTGACTCATATATTTTTAGGAACAAAGGTGTGGTTTCCGGCAATGCTCACCAGCCGGCCTCACACCTTGGAGCAAGAAGCCGAAACTGCCTTAACCAAGCCCCGGGAAACGATTGCTGATTTCAAGGCGTTGTATGCGTCGGGCCAGACCGGCGTAGAATATCCCGGCGTCGTGTTTCATAACAAGACCACAAATGAACGCTTTAAATTTCGCAATCCCAAATATGAAATTGTGAAGCACCGCCGCGGCAAGGACACCAAATTGATGATGCAGTATTTGCACCTGCGTAAAGACCACCGAGTGCAGGAGTATTTGGTTGGATTTCCTCATCACGCCGACTTGTTTAATGATTTTCGTCGTAAGATTCACGATTACACCAATTCACTGTATGAGACATATGTGAAGTGCTATGTAAAGAAGGAAAAGCCGCTGAACCAATTTCCGGGAGAAGTTAGAACCCACGCATTCAAACTGCATCACGATATTTATTTGGCTGAGTTGCGGGCCAAGGGGCAGTTTGTGTCAAAGGCAACCGTTATTCATTATGTGAATAATTTGGCTCCTGCGCAGCAATTGGCGTGTTTAAATATGACTGGATACAAACATGTCAAACCCGCGAGCACACCCGCGAGCACAAATGTACCTGGAACTGAAACTGGAACTGGAACTGGAACTGGAACTGGAACTGAAACTGAAACTGAAACTGAAACTGAAACTGAAACTGAAACTGAAACTGAAACTAATTGTGACACTTCTAAGGTAAATGATGATACCGGACACGATAACTGCGAATTTGCTTAACATAATTCATAATTCATAATTCACATAATTCATATTCATATTCATATTCATATTCATATTCATATTCATATTCATATTCATATTCATAATTCATAATTCATAATTCATATAAAATATGTTGTAACATCATATCTTACAATATACTTGAAAAACTAAAAAATTGAAATCACTCGCAACTATGTGAGGTGTATCCAAACCAGACCAAATCAATTCAATTCAAAATGTTTAACAACATTCAAAACCAAGACTTAGACTTATCGCAAGACTTATCGCAAGACCAGAAGAAGACCTTGTATGAAACTTATATCCGGGCCAATACCACCAATAACTGTGACCCTCTTACGATGTTCACGACGACTCGTATGAGCGACGAAATATTACATCGCATTTATACCGAACAACTGGATTTAATTTATCACAACGCATCCGTATGTGAAGAAGCGTGGGAAAACTTTCATAGATTAATGAATGTGTTGTGGGACAATTATGCGGAAGGCTGTATGATGCGCGTTTCATATATGAAACTACGAATAGATGAATTGAAAGATACGCATACGCAACTTACAGAAGTATTCCGCCCGATACGCACGTTCCTGTTCAATGAATTGGCAATCATTGCTCGCAAACTCCGTGTTATAACCGAACAAATGGAAACGTGGCATATAATTGGCTACGCATATTCGGAGGTAATTAAACCGTGGAGTGAATGCGTGTTTCAATTACCGGAAAATCTTCTTGACCATCCTACCGAACAATTTCACGGAAATTTAGGTGATGACTTTTTGGATTACTATGTCGCGTTATATGATGAACACTCGGAGTGTTTGTCTGAGATTTACAATGAGTGGTATAATCGCATTGTTCGTGGCTCATACTACAAACAAGACCATATATTCACACACGAAGATTGCTTGTCAGATGCGAATACGATATTTAATGACAGTGACCATTTGGAAGATTTATTGGAACATGACGACGATGCCAATAACTACGATGCCAGTATGTTAAATCAAGCGTTTTATGTAGAAGAAAATGGTGATATTTGGGTTATCGGGTAAAAAATACGATACGAGTAAAAAATACGAGTAAAAAATACGAGTAAAACGAGTAAAAAAAACTAAAATAAAATAAAAAATAGTTGTCGTAATAAAACAACTGTTTTTTATTTTATTTGGATTATTTTATTTGGATTATTTTATTGAATGTGAAGAGGGAAGAGAAGAGAGAAGATATTTATTGAAAGTGGTCGCGAATATTTTCAAACACGTCAATGACGTCGTGCGCAGCCTGAATAATGTATTTTGACGCAATGGCTTCATCCACGGCTTCGGCAAAGCCAATGCGAATCAACGAATCAATGCTATGCGGATGCACTTTGCGAAAGGAACAATACGATACGCTCTGGTCTTCTATGTAATGTTTGTCATATATAAAGAATTCCAATGCCTTTCCTAATGTATAATCCTCGCCCTTCAACTCAATGTCAAACCCGTGTTCCAAGGTAGATGCCGACGGTTGAACCCGGTTTTCGCCGCTTTCAATATCTGAAATGAATTTCTTACATTTGTCAATCATTGCTTTTGCCGCCATTGCAACCAATTCCACGTTGGAATATACGCCAATGGTTTCAATGACAAAGTCAAAGCTGTTTTCCTTGGTGCACCGTTGGCCGTCTAGAAGCAACCAATTCTTTTTCTGGTCCTTCATCTCATCCGAACCAAGTTCAATGCCATCTTTTATCAATTCGGCTTCCTTCAATTTCCACGCATCTTGGATTTTACTGGGGTCCATTGTCATGGAGTATGCGCACGTTGATACGACGTTGTACGCCCCGTCTTCTTTTGCCCGGCCAATGTCAAATTCGCACGTAAGGGCAAGGCGTTCTCCTTCACCATATTCCGTCATTTTAGGCATTAATCTCCCAAATTCAATGTAATCCCCGGTAATCGGGTCAGGCGGGAATATTTCGCGCACTTTGGCTTCGGTTAAATATTTGTCGTTTTGTTTGTTCTTTATTTTGAAGTCGGCGGTGGTTATATAGCGAATGTTTTGTGTGTTATTCACCACATCCACTTCCAGGATATAATCTTTATACGGGAATTCTGGGTCGGTGATGTGGATGGGGATGGCGCTAAGGCGCTGTTTCATAATTTCATTGTGTAAGCGGGAGGTATTCACCGAGATAGAGGCTTTGTTTTCAGAATACGGGAATGTGCGAAAAACTAGGGTGGGTATTTCGGATAAGATGATGCGGCGAAGCGCATTGGCTAAACTTACATTTATATTGTCCATTGTGAATGTCAGTATACCGCCTTCTTCCACGCGGGACATCAGCCGGGGAATATATCTGGATGACGCCAATTTAGATTGTGTGGGAGTTGATAACAATTTTGTTTCGCTCATTGTTTTATGGAGATATTGAGATTGGATTGTTGTTGTATATATTTATACATTATATTTCTAATCAATTTTTCGCAGTAGTGTATTGTGTTGTATGTGTGTGTGTTCGTTAAAACCACAAGTTATAAAAATATAAATAATATATCGTAAAGATTATTTAGAATAACTAACCCCCGCCCAACCAATCCAAACCACACACATTAATCCATCAATCCATCAATCCACCCAATTCATATAATAAAAATGAGTAGTATTTTGTATTACAGCAATTATTGTGATAAATCAAAAGCAATTTTAACAAAATTAGCGAAAAGTAAAATACAAGAGGACATACATTTTATATGTATTGACAAGCGTGTAAAAACGGGAACCACGTGGCACATTGTGCTTGAAACCGGGGCGCAGATTTTGTTGCCGCCGCAAGTAAATAAAGTGCCGGCGCTTTTGCTTTTAAATAAACAAAACCAAGTGTTGTATGGCGAACAAATATTGCAGCATTTACAGCCGCTGGACACCGCCCAAAATAACAGCGCCACCAACTTTAACGGCGAACCAATGGCGTTTTCGTTGTGTAATGAAGGGCTTGGAGGGTACGGGGTTGCGTCGGATACATACAGTTATTTAGACCAAAGTCCGGATGAATTGTCGGCAAAGGGAAATGGCGGAATGCGGCAATTACACAATTACGCAACCATAAATCAAGTGGATAAAATAGAGACCCCGCCGGATAATTATAGTCCAGATAAAGTAAAGGACGTCAGCGTGGAGACGCTTCAATCTCAGAGAGAACGAGACATTAAAATTGAAGACAGCCCGCTTAACCCGACCCAGCACATTTCGCCTCCAATGAAACAAGTCCCGTCTACGCAACGCCCGGACCAACCCATGTATCAAATGCAGAAATATCAAGAATTTTATCCGCCGATGGGACAAGGCCAAGGACAAGGCCAAGGCCAAGAACAAGGACAAATGTATTCCCAGCAAGCACCATTGGGACAGTCTTATTATGCGCCTCCCCAACACACCCAGTATTCGCGGCTTCAAAACACACAACAACAACAACAATATAATCAACAACAAATGCAGTATCAGCAGTATCAGCAACCTCAGCAATATTCACAGCAACTCGGCCAGTATCAGCAGTATTCTCAGCAGCAGCAACAGTATCAAGGCCCGTATTCTCAGTATCAGCAACAATCCCCTTATGGTCAAGGAAATGGAACCCAAAGGGGAGCTGGCCGTCAAAATTATAGTAGAATGATGTAAAAACTGCTTAAATATTTGAATTGTAATAAATGTAAAATACTAAAATACTTACCTTACAATAGACAATTAAATCGGCATAGTAATAATTAGATGTCATATCCCGACGATTTCAAAAATGTAATTAACGACTTTTTGCGGGATATTGCGACTACATTTCCGGAATACGAGACGATATTGGCGTCTGAGTGTCGTGATTACGAGGCATTGTATACATATTGTAAGACCGTGTATCCAGCCCGGTTTTTTGATATTCTCTATAAAAATGAAAAGATGTTTAACCGGGAGTTGATTGGCACGACCGACGATGTGAATACGCAGTTTTTACCCAAGGTGGAGTTTAAAGAGTTGTGGAACAGTGACATTTCAGAGGGGACCAAAGACGCAATTTGGAAATATTTACAGTTGATTCTGTTTTCCGTGGTTTCCAATGTGTCGGATATTGGGTCTTTTGGAGATACCGCCAAGTTGTTTGAAGCGATTGATGAAGGCGAATTAAAGACCAAGTTGGAGGAGGTGATTGAAGGAATGAACGGCATGTTTTCCAATGACGGTGATGACGGCGGCAATGAAGGACTAGGACAAGGACAAGGACAAGGACAAGGAACAGAAGAAGAAGAAGAAGCCTTTAAAAAGGCGTCCGAGTTTATGAAGGGGTTTATGAATTCGCAACCGGGTGACGAAACCGCCGGCTCACACGCAAAGATGCCAAATCCGGAAGGCATCCAACAGCATTTGAACTCGCTTCTCAACGGCAAGATTGGCAGTTTAGCCAAAGAAATTGCTGAGGAAACGGCCAAGGATTTGGATTTAGATATGACGAGCGAGAGTTCTGTGAAGGGCATTTTTCAGACGCTGTTTAAAAACCCTGGAAAATTGTCGGGGTTGGTGAAATCGGTGGGAGAAAAACTGGACAAAAAGTTGAAGTCGGGCGAATTGAAAGAAAGTGAAATCATGCAAGAAGCCAGCGATTTGATGAGTAAAATGAAAAACATGCCGGGGATGGGCAATATTGCCAGTATGCTCAGTCAAATGGGAATGAATGTTCCAGGGGGTGGAAAGGTGAATGTAGGAGCGATGCAATCCCAACTCCAACGAAACATTAAACAAGCCAAAATGCGTGAAAGGATGATGAAGAAATTGAACGAAAAGGCTCCCGGACCAGGACCAGGACCAGGACCAGGACAATCACAGGTATTTAGCACTGGCGAAACAGTTGAGCGCACACCAAGATTTCCTAAGCCGGCACACCAACCGACTATGCAGACAACACAAGACCACCCCATCGCATTGACCGAAAAAGATTTTGAAGACGACGAAAAGACACAAGCAAAATCCAAGAAAAAGAAGAATAATAAGAAATAAATCACATTTCAAAATTTCAAAATTCAAACCAATAAAAATAAATGAATTACGCAAACAAAATGCGTGTTGTAAAAACTATATATCTATAATATAAATATATATATAGTATGAGCGGACAACATTCTTCAAATAATGAAAAAACGCAGGAGTTTTGGACCAAAGACCCCACTGTGCTTTTTAACAAAGAATATATATCACAATTATGGCCCAAGGCCGGTATGACGACCGAAGAAAAACTCAATGTAACTTCTCGCCTTGTTATTATTTTGACATTTTTAGGGTATTTAATTACAATGTCATACAATATATTTATCATTGGTCTTATTACACTCGGAATTGTCGCCTTTTTATACAATTATCAAAACAAAAAAGAAACAGTAGAAACAAAATACAAAACAAAGGAGGGGTTTAGCACAAATATAACAAATCCGGATTTTTATAAAGCACTGAAAACCGAATTTACGGGGCCGATTCAAAAGAACCCCCTCATGAATACCCTGCCGCACGAAATACAATACAATCCGATGCGCCGCAATGCCGCCCCCGCATTCAATCCCGCCGTGGAAACCGACATTAATGAATCCGCAAAGCAATTTGTTAGCCGCACCATAGACAGCAACGCAAGCAATTTAGTTCATAACGGACAAGTCGCCTTGGATACTCAGCCAAATCATACCAGCGAAGAAACGTATTCGCAATTGTTTGGAACTTTAGGTGATAATGCGCAGTTTGAATCGTCTATGCGAAATTTTTATACAATGCCGAATAGTCGCATTCCGAATGACCAATCCGCCTTTGCCAAGTTTTGCTACGGAGAGATGTCGTCGTGTAAAGAAGGGAATGAATTTGCTTGCGGGCGCATTAATTCTCGTTTAGGACCGGTTATGGGGGCGTAATTGTTTGGGTTGTTTGGGTTGTTTGGGTTGTTTGGGTTGTTTGAACGGTGGTTTGAACGGTGGTTAGTGTTTTTTTGTAGAAATATTTTATTTTTATTTATATACATTATACACAGTAATTATATAAATAAGTAAATGGCATATATTCGTGGATACACTTTTGACAATCTTTCTAGAATAGGAAACGACAGTTGTGATTTGAGCCAGCGCAATGTCCAGAACTTGGATTCGGCCAATTATATGTTGGCAAATTTCTTTTCTACGGATTGCCAGATGGAGCGCCCCATCGCTTTTGCTACCAGCCAGCCCAATGTGTTCTTTAAGGGAGGCCACCAAACCGGGTTCGGCGGGTGCAACATTGACACCAACTCGGACCTCTCTATTGGCAGTTTGAACACCCATTCCAAGAGTAAATTGAGTTTGTTGGAGCGTCCTTTTCGCACGGTTCCTTATTTAGGAAGGGGAAAAGTAGACCCCAATGTAGAGTCTTTGCTTTTGCAGGGCGATTCTCATCAGAACAAGAAGAGCATCAACAACTTGACCGAGCAGTCATTTATGGCACACAGCAACTACCCCTTGCTTCCATCTCTCGCCGCAACCATCAATAACCCGGTTAATTATGTAGAAGGTGCGGCTGCGGATGGCTGGGTTCGTGGCGGCGTTCCTTCCCGTGAGTTGATTCGCGACCAAGAGTATCTTTACAAGTAACAAGAGAACAAAAGACCCCAAACAAAAGACACATAAATAGAACCCGTGTGTTCAATTATAAAAAATGACCGATTTTTATAATTTTGAATTAGTTACGACTTATAAACAAATGGATACCGAAGACGACGCGGATATGATGTTTAAAATCCAGTTTCTACAAGTATTCCAAATTGAAAGTGGCGAATATGACGCAGACAGAATAAGCGACGCTTTAACAAAATTATATGAAAAATTCAAATTTCATAATGATGTTAGAGAGATTATTTCAAATCATCCGCTGTTTCAGAAACAGAAACATACGGACACTGACGAACATTCAGAAAGACAAGACCCAGTTGAAGAAAATAATTCCGATAATACCGATAATACCGATAATTCAGAACTCATATTTTGTATGATGTATTCCTATAACACCTTTGATTTATTTCACAAATGTTTAGTTGAAATACACCGGTCTGGGGTTGTATCGCCGGAATTAAAAACCGAAACAATTAATGCTGTAAAATCCGTTTTTTCTTCCAAGTGATATATAAATATGGCATCAACTCGCAATAAAAACACACGCTCCGATTATTGTATTCAACAAAATTCTCTCAACAAGGCACGCGATTACGTGGGCTTTGAAAATGCCGCAACGGGGCGGGCTTACCGTGATGGTCTAACCTACGAAAGTCTCGG